ATGTTCCAGAGCTTCAATGGAAAACCGCACGAGAAAATAAAACCGTTAAACGGTTGATGAATATCGGCGCCATTGAGGAAGTGAAAGAACGAATTACTGTGGAAACCGTTCCCCAGAATGTTCAGACTTTGATCAACATGCCTCTTGTCGAAGCTCTTCGCACCATTGAAGTGATTCACGATGTGGATCAACTTATTGAATGGAGTGAAGGACGCATCAGGATTCGCAATGCCATTATCAAGCGTCAGGAAGCAATCAAAACAGGACGGGCTTGACCATGACTGTTACCTACGAAAGCTTTCTTACACGCTTCCCTGAATTCACTCCCCATCCATCGGGAATTGTAAACGGGGCCCTCACTGAGGCCACTGCCGATGCTTCGGAAGATGTGTTTGGTGATCAAACTGATCGTGCAGTGAAGCACTTAGCGGCACACATTATTGCCATTCAACTTGCACAAATGGGCGTTCAAATTGGCGCCACGGAAGGCAAGGTATATGGCAAGGGGCTGGAGGCCACTCAATATGGCCAAGAGTTCAAACGAATGCTTGAAACCGTTGCTGGTTCTTTCTCCATTGGCTTTGTCGCATGATTAACGGCCTTTCACCATTAGCCAATGCCACGCTTGTGTGGTCGGTGGCTTCTGGTTATGCCGTTGATAGTGAAACTGGAAATTACACTTCCATTTCATCAGGTGTGACATATTATGCCAGTTTGAGGCAAAAGCGAAATCCACAGTACGACTATCTGCTTGGTGCTGATAATACGGCTGTCTATATGGAGGGACGACTGACGGGGCCATTGGCACTGTCTGGTATCACTCCTGGAAGCTCCGCTGCTGCAACAATCAATGGGAGAGAAGGACGGTTTGAGCTACTGCCGAACGAACAAATTGCTGAACACTATTGGCAATTTCTCGGCACGCCAATCAGAGGAATTTTTAGACTGGTTGGCAAAGGAAGCGTTCAGAACGTTTGACGCTTAACCACTTTCTTTCTCATTGAGGATTCTCTCATGCTCTACCACCCGACTGAACTGGTTAAGAGCCAAGACGTTATTGTGCGTGTTGGCTCCATCGTGGGCACGGGTCGCCCCCTGATCACTCAGAGTGGCGCTACCTTCACCGTTAGCGGTGCTCCGACTCTCTACACCCTCCAGGCAGCCACCACGGCTTCTGTGGCCTTCAACGACGGCAACACCGAATTCTACCTCCTGGGTGGCGGCGGCTTTGCTGATAGCGTGATCGTCACTTCGCAGGCAACTGCTTCCGTTACTTCTTATTTTCAGAAAGACGTTGACGGCACTGTTTTCATTCCGAATAGCTTCGACGAAGCTTTCCAGGTGATTGCTGCTGCTCGTTACGACAAGAACTCTGAAGTGTATGTTGAAATCAATAAGCAACTGGGCGTGAGCGGCACCACTTACTACTATGACCGCGTTGCTTACGTGGGTCGCGTGATGAACTACAACGAGAGCTATCCTGCTGATAACCTCGTTGAATGCACCTTCGACCTGATCAGCCGTGGCCGCATTGGCATTCACCAGAACGCTGAGAGCACCGGCAGCATCATTCCGACTGCTCCTAATAGCTGACTTTTGCCCATTGTTTTTGCTAGCCTTCCCTTACGGGGAGGCTTTTTTATTGTGAATATTTCACAACTACGAGATACGATTACAACGCTTTTAGGAGCCAGTCCAAACCTAGTTGGTTCTTACACGCTGCCCAATGGCACCACGATTCCCGCTATCTACGTGGTAGGTCAACAGGGCGTGCCTTCTGAATTTAAGGCGACTGGTCTGGAAGTGACTATGCGTCAGTTTCCAGAGATCATTCCACGCTCTCCACTGGGTGGCCTCAAGATGAATCAATTGTGGGAAGTGATATTGGTCCAATACACCCCCAGTGAGAACACTTTACCCCTGGCCATGGACAGAATGGTGAGGCGCTTTCCTGACAGCACTCCTCGTTATTTTCCTGGTGACGACGTGGCTTATGAGCGCTGCCGTTTCACCATTCCCGACATGGTACTACGTCCTTTATACAGATAATGGCTGGCGTTATTGTTGGCGCGACAATTATTGGTGGCGATGCGTGGGAAAAGAAACTACGCGCCGCTTTTGAAATCTGGGCGTCTGAAGATGTCAATGATGCCTATTGGGACGATCAATTTAAGGATGACAGATGGGCTTATCAAAACGAGACAAGGCGAAAAAATGGAGAGACTGTCACATCGCCTCGTGATATTTATGACCTTGGCGAACTGTATGACAGCGGCAGGGAGTCTTTTAAAATCACTCAAGGAACCGTAGACATTACGGCATCCTGGAATTGGGATGCTAAAAATTCTTCTGGCAGGGCTTATGCCTGGTATGTTCATGAAGGACTAGGCACTAACATCACTCCCCGACCATGGACAGACGAGATGCAAGTGCCTAGCAAGTTTGAAGCCAGTGTTGTCCGTCTTGCCCTGAAGCGTAGAATCAAGACTGCTTTCAAAGGCAAGTGAAGATTGATTATCTATGGAGCGAGGATCAAACGGTTCACGCTATCAACTGCTTGATTGAAGGCACTGCCTTGGAGGTAGGCATACTATGTCTTGTTTCCTGCGGAGAAACCACCATTAGAATTTCAAACGAAAGTCACTCTCTTCTTGTTGAAGTGCCACCTGAGTTTCGTTCTGGCCATGAACGAGTGAAGGTGTTCAACGCAATGTTAAACATTCTTGACCATGAGCAAATACAGCTTCCTTCTGGAAACCAAAACTGAGGAGTTCTTTGAACTTCTTCCGAACATCCGCATGAAGAAATATGGCGGCTGGCTGGTTGCAGAAGCAATTGAGCAGGAAGAGATTAGTAAGCTCCAGAGTCAGGCGACTATTCGCGCTGTTCAGCTTGCCAAGCGCATTGCCTCAGCAAAAGATATTCCCCTTGACGAAGCTTTTTCTTTGCTACAAGGCGGCGCTGGTTCTATCACTGAAGCGGAACTTCTTTCTGAATACACAGAAGAAACACTCAGCATGATCACCAGCGGCTCATCCGTGGAGAGCACTAACGCTCGTATGGTGACGGCTTTCGTTCGCTCTCGCGGACAGGGCCTGGTCGATGGCGAATGGCAAGACTTGGCCGACTGGGACTTAGAAGACACCAAAACTCTTCCTCGTCGCGCCATTGCCAAAGTGGTCGAATTCATCTCCGCTGAGCAAGAAGCAGAAATGAAGGAGGCTGCAGACGGTGTAAAAAAATCCCAGAAGAGGAGTATTCCTCAAACGCAGAGCGTCTAGAAGCTCAGTCCAGAAAGTTCCTAACTTCCCTCACTCCATGGAATGATCTTTACTTCCGACTTTCGTCGTCGGACTTTAAAGATGAACGATGGAGTGCAAAGTGTTTTGGTCGTCAGCGCGTTAGTGATGTTAAGGCTGCCCTGAAGTTTTTAGAGAAGCACGACGTTACTAAATACAACATTCAAAGCGTAGCCGTGGCAAAGCTTGGAGCCATGGCTGCTGGCATGATGGGAGGCAAAAAGAGTTCAGTCAAGCCAGAAAACTTCTTGCCTTTTGATACGACAAAGATCAAAAAAGATCATGGTGTAACGGATGAAAGCCTGATCGTATTGCAGCGCCTAATGAAGGAACGCATGATGAATGGGCGTGTAATTGCCTTGCTAGCCGAGGAAATAAAAGCTTTTAGTGGGCGCAGTCAAGGACAATGATTATAGAATTGGTAACATAGAGGGTTTTGTAAAATGGCGGTTCAAGACGCAGAACTTAAGCTTAAGGTAAGTCTTGACCTAGCATTTTTTAGGCAACAGTTATCAGGGCTGGGTCAAGCTGCTGCTGGATATAACGTTCCCATTAATGTTAGGTTTGATCGTCGCGCCATCCAAAATGAGCTGAATGCGCTTGGTCGTAACATTAGTCAGCGTACATATCGTCTAGAAGTTGCAACTAATATCAGCGCTGAAATTAAGAATGCAGAGAAACTTGCAAAACTTCTGCGTGAAATGCCCGCAGGCTCTAGTGGAGTTGCGGGCACTACGGGAAAAGGACTTGGACAAAAAGCTTTTCTAGGAATTTCTCCTACAGAAATTAAAAGGCTGTACAAGGCTGCAGGTGATGCAGGGCTAATTTCGTTTCGGGAATCTATTGCCAATAACAAGAGAGAAATCGCCAAGGAACTGGGCTCCATTGGGAAAGACTCAGTAGCTGGATTGCTTAATGGCTTAAGTAGTCAAAATGCTCAATTACAAAAAGCTGCTGAGTCTCTTGGCAAAGATTTAATTGCGTCTGTCAAGGGAGTCCTTGGCATTGCATCGCCTTCTCGTGAATTCAGGAAAATTGGCGAAGATTCAGGCAAGGGTTTTGAACAGGGTCTGATCCAGTCAATGGAGATAGCGGAAAAATCTGCTACTCGTCAGCTACAGAGAATGCTTGACCGTCTGGCACGCATGGCACTGATGGCTGGCGGCATGAGCGCCGCTGAGATCAGTCGCCAAGCAGGCGCAGGCATTGCTCAGAGAATGATGCCTGGCCCCTCGTGGACAGCGACCACGCCATCACGCTCTGCCTCCATTGGACCATCATCTTCAGGAAGATTGCTTTCTGGCGCTCCTGCGATGCGAGGACTGCCGGGCTCTTTTTATGGAGAGCAAAAAATGCTTATGGGGGATCTTCTTTCCCCAGCATTAAAAGAAGTATTGCGTGGTGCAGCTAATACTTTTGTTGATTCAGTGCGTAGAGAATTAAACTCTGCAGTGCGTTCTGTTTCTGTGAGGGATCTTGGCAGAACCGTGCAGGCCGCGCTTAGCCCTCAGCGAACTGCGGGCTTACTTTCTGCGGGAGTTGGCAGGGCTCCTAGTGTGTATTCCACTGGAGCCATTGGAGGAGAATCTCGCGAGCAAATGATTGCGCGTCGCACTCGTGAAGCTTATATGCGTTCCTCTCTGAGAGAAATGGACGTAATGGGCGGTGGCGCTGGTCGCCCGCCTTCTCCGTATAGCTATGCATACAGGGGGGCTAGGCCGCTGAGCGCAATGGTGCCTTACGCTGCTGGAGGTGCGCTTGTTCCCATTGGTGGCGGGGGAGGTGGAATGCCGCCCAGGAGGCCTCCTGTCGGAGCTGGTGGAGCCGGAGGATTAGGCGACTTTGGTCGCGCATTGGGAAATGTTCAATTACCAGGCACTGGAGTGGTGCGTGAGATTGGCAATGAATTTGCCATGGCAACAAAGCAAGTGCTGCTATTCGGCACTGCTTATAAAGCTTTAGCTTTCGCCACGTCTTTTCCTGCTCAAGTAGGGCAGGCGGTTGGAGCGCTGCAAAGTTTTAATAACACATTGAAAGCTATTTCTCCAACAGCACAAGAGGCAAGGACTTCAAATCAATTCATCTTAGATATTGTTGATCGTTACAACGTTCCTCTTCAGTCGGCACGAGATGGCTTTACGAAGCTTTACGCCTCCATGGCTCCTGCTGGATTCAAGGGCGATGAAATTCGCGCTCTGTTTACCGGAGTGAGTCAGGCTGCTGCCACTTTTGGCATGAGCGCTGAGAAAGTAGACAGGGTTAATTATGCCTTTGCTCAGATGGCCAGCAAAGGTCAAGTGATGAGTGAAGAACTCAAAGGGCAATTGGGCGATGTGCTGCCTGGTGCCATGGGAATCTTTGCTGAAGCTGCAGGCTTTGAGGGACCAAAGGCGATTGAGCAATTTTCCAAGGCATTAGAAGACGGAGCTTACAAAGGCGACGCAATGCGTGTATTGCTGAAAAATGTCACTGGAGTACTGCAGAAAGAATTTGGACCTGGAGCAGAGGGAGCGGCTCGCACCTTCCAAGGCGTAATCAATCGCATGCAAAACTCTACGAAGCTTCTTTATGAAGCCTTTGAGCCTGTGGCCGTAGGATTTTTAAATGGAGTTGTGGTGCCATTAACGAGTGGCTTGAAGACAGTCGCTGATGGCGTAAATACTTTCCTAAAAGGTACTCAAGCAGAAACAGCAGGAGGCTTTGCCTTAGCACAGGAATTAGAGCGTCTTAAGCCTGCTTTTGATGGCATTCGTACAAACATTAACAATCTGCTCCCTGTGTTTCAAACGTTTGGAGAGTTGGCTTTAAATATTGCAAAAATTTTGCTTCAACTTGCTGGTAACCCAGTGGTTGGTTATCTCGCCAAGATTTATGCCATTGCGCTTCCATTGAACATAGCTTTGGGGGTGATGAAAGGATTGTGGGCAGCAAATGCCTTGCAACTTATTATTTTTAATGCACGAGTTGCCACAGGCACCAGTACATTGACCGCCTTTAGAGGCATGATGGCAGCGACTGGTGCTACTGCTGCGACAACTGCGGCTTCTATTCGCGGAGCTGGATTGGTACTTAGGACTTTCTTCGCCGCCACTGGCGTAGGCCTGGTTATCACTGGTGTCAGCATGCTAATTGAACGATTCATGAGCATGAATCAAGCATTAGAAGACACTAAAAATAAAGCATTAGGAGCGGCCCAAGCAATTCGCTCCATGTCATCTACCGAAGCAAGAGCCGCGCAGTTCAGCGCGCAAAATACTGTTAGAGAATTACAAAACTTGCAGCAGTCAGGCGACCTGAGAAGGAAAGGGAAAGATACCCACGTAGCGGTTCCACCTAATTTGGTCAAAAAATTAGAAAGTGCTGGAATTCCTGTGCAGCGTGATCTTATAGGGCAGACGACTGTTGAGCGTTCAATGCTTGACTCCTATATTCAGCAACAGCGTGGAATTATTTCCGAAGCTGATTATAGGCAGCGTCAACTTCAATTTGAAGAGAATCAAACCGCTGCGGGCGCTGCTATGACTGCTATGCCAGGTGGCGCCACCGGAGCGGATGGCGGACAAGCCGGTGCAAAACTTGACACTTATGATCGCAGCAAGCTTGATTTCATCAAGCAACAAGGCGAGCAAGAAAAACTTGCATTAGATCGCAGATTGCAGCAAAATCTTATTTCAGAAACGCAATTTAAGATAGCTTCGGCAGAACTTGAACTAGAAGTTGCGAAGCTAGAACTTGCAGAACAATTGCGCATCAAAAAAATAGAAATAAACAAAGATAACCTGTCTGCGCAAGACAAACAATTAAAGATACTGGACGAACAAACTAAGTATCAAAATGCACTTAATATTGCACAGGACAAATATACTGTTGCGGTAGAGGGCGCCAAGAAGGAACTTGAGGGTCCATTTGATGATGCCATTCAGAAAATAAACGCCTCAATGACTGAGCAGAGAGTAATACTTGCAAATTTGGAAACAGGAACTGGTGAACTTACGCCAAAGCAACAGGCAACATTGGCAGTCCAGGAGTTAATCACCGGCAAGACAGAAGACGAATTAAATATGCTCAAGGAAAGAATTAAATTATTCAGGGGTGCGGTCGTAGAACAGGCTTTATTAAATAAAGAAGTCGAAAGAGCGAAAAAATTAAGAGAGCTTTCTCTGGCCATTGACATGGCCAGGGCAATTTCTCCTGATGTCGAATTGCGTCAAAAAATAGTACAAGAAGGATACGAGGGGACTCAGTTAGAGGCTCGCTTTAACCTTGAACAAGCTCTGCAACTAGCACAAAAAGCCAAGGAAGACTTGCAAAGCATTGCATCTTCCATTGGAAGTGCCTTTGGAGATGCGTTTAAGGGAATTATTACTGGTACTTCGTCTGTACGCGAAGCTCTTGCTGGTATGTTCCAAAGCATTGCTGATTCCTTTGCTGACATGGTGGCGCAAATGATTGCGGAATGGATGCGCACTCAAGTATTACAGGGCTTCCAATCGCTGTTTGGACCAGCACTGGGGGCGTTAGGAGGTGGCTTTGCGGGCGGCGCTGCAGGCTTTGGAGGCGGCTTTGATGCAGGCATCTCTCCTCTCTCCGGCGTGTCTGATTTCAGCGGTGCATTTAAATTTGCCAATGGCGGCATAGCAGCAGGAGGCTTCCGTGCATTCGCAGACGGGGGCATCGTCACAGGCCCCACTCTAGGCCTTGTGGGCGAAGGTCGTTACAACGAGGCGGTCATTCCCCTTCCTGACGGCAAGAGCGTCCCCGTGGAGCTTGGAGGCATGGCTGGTGGAATGGGAGGAGAAGTCACCAGTAATATTGTTGTTAATATTAACAATGGGCAGATGCAGGGCAATGGCAACAGCAATGGTTCTGAGCTGGGTCGTAAAATTGAAGGGGCTGTCAAGCAAGTGCTGGTTAGCGAACTACGTCCTGGCGGCATCCTTTCTGGCAGCAGGCGCTAAACCATGACACAGCCAACATTTGCCATCCCCTGTCTCTACGGACTTACGGCACGCAAGGGCACTCGCACCAAAAAAGTACAATTTGGAGATGGCTACGAGCAAGTCAGCCCTGATGGTATTAATAATGAAATGCGTAACTATACAATTGAAACTGCACCAATAGCTGATTCCACTGCCATTGCTCTTGATTCACAACTAAGCGCACTGCAGGGTGATTTTTTCTATTCGCAGTTCTTCATGGACGATCAGAAATATAAATACCGTTTAGACCCTCCAGAGTGGGAATGGCGGGTCATTGGCCCCAATAGCAACGTTTTAAGCTTTACAGTAAAGCGAATTTACGACTCTCGTTCGTAACTGTTATGAGCCTGGAAATTGATGTACAACAAGGGTGGCATGACGCTATTGTCGAACTGTTTGACGTAGACCTTTCACCTATTACTGGAGATAGTAATGACGTGTACTATTTTTCTAATCAGTTAAAGCCTGATGACACGAAAATTCAATGGAAAGGAAATGTTTATGAACCATTGCCAATTATTGCCACTGGCTACGAAAAAAGCACGTCCGGACAAATTGAGCAACCATCGCTGACAGTAGCAAACGTGCTTGGCACCTTTAGCGAGTTAATCAAAGACTACGAAGACATGGTGGGCGCCAAGGTAACCAGACGCCGCACTCTTGGCAAATATTTGGACGGAGAAATTGAAGCGGACTCTCTTCAGGAGTTCCCTGTTGATATTTATTACATTGAAAGAAAATCACAAGAAAATGCACTGGCCATTACTTGGGAGCTTGCAAGCATTTTAGATCTAGAAGGCTTAAAACTTCCTCGTCGCATTATCACTCAAAACCTTTGCTTATGGCGCTATAGAAGCAGTGAATGTGGCTATACAGGGGCTCCATTATTTACAGACAGAGATGCGCTGCTAAATACGAGCGGGATGTCTGCAGCCGCCACCAATCTTATTAATACTTTTTTTATCAAGGAAAGGCGATACGCCGAGCTAGAAATTACAAAACGAAATCGCAATAAAGCATTTGAGAACAAAGACCAGGCTTGTGAATCATTTACATTGTTTGGGATTACTTTTGATCCAAGCGCTGGTACTTATGTAGAAGGCAATAGAGCGTTTCGCAATGGCATCGCAATTGCTTTAACCATTGCAGTGCGGGCAGGGCGGCAAAGGTCTATTGTCAATGGACAAAGAAGGTATGAGCTTGAAGACTGGGAAGAGAGCACTTCAGCATGTGCGACTGCTACTACTGCCTATAACGCTGCGGAGGCGGCATTGGCAGCGGCTCAAGCGGCATACGACACGGCGGTTGGCAATTACAATGCAGCATTTGCCGCACTGCCAGAGGATGACCCTATATGGCAATTAGACATTTGCGGCAAGCGCACCTCTAGTTGCAAGCTTCGCTTCCCTCGTCAGTCATTGCCGTTCGGAGGATTTCCAGGCGCGTCTCTACAAAAATAATGGAATCATCTAGCCTGCTCTTTCCTTTCGCTGCCTTAAAGCCAGCAATGCGCGAACACGCAATGTCATTGCCGGAACAGGAAGCTTGTGGATTAATTGCCGCGAACAAGTATTGGCCTTGTAAAAATACTCATCCATCGCCCTCTCAATTCTTCGCCATCGCAGCAAAAGACTACGCTCGCGTCGAAAAGAAAGGCGCCATACAGGGAATATTTCATTCACACATTGACAGGCAGTCAAAATTTAGCTTTGAAGACGTAAAGGGTTGCAAAGCCTCGCGTGTGCCATGGGTGATGTTTTGCCTGGGAACGAGCGAATGGTCATATGCTGATCCGTCTGGAAATGCTCCTTTTCTAGGGAGGCCATGGGTGTACGGTATTTATGATTGCTATTCATTGTTCAGAGATTTTTACAAGCGTGAATTTAATATTGAACTGGCTGATTATGACCGTGGCGCGGAATTTGAATGGACGAGTCCAGAATGGCGCATGTTTGAAAAAAACGTAAAAGACCAGGGCTTCGTGGAAGTGGAAGCAGCAGAAAAGAAAGGAGACATGCTTTTAATGCAATTACAGTCTCCATTTCCTAATCACACGGGAGTACTCGCTAGCCCCTCTCGCAATATTTTTTATCATCATCTTCTAGATCGTTTTTCTGAAGAGAACGTTTATGGTGGGTATTGGGCAAAGCACACCAACAAAGTACTACGGCATAAGGAGTTACTGTGACATGTTGATGCAAGTAAAACTACTAGGGGATCTTGGCCAGAAATTTGGTCGCCACTATGAGTTTGTGGCCGAAAGCCCTCGTGAAGTTATTTCTGCATTGTCAAATCAGTTGGCAGGATTTAAGCAATATTTGTGCGAAGCTCACGAAAGAAATGTGGCTTTCAAGCTGGTAGATGATGACCCTGAAGGGATGGCTTATGAAAATACAGTTATGCCTTGCAAGCGACTTATTATTGCTCCAATGGTGATGGGGGGAGGTTCAGTTGGAAAGATTCTTTTGGGAGTCGGCCTAATTGCATTGTCTTTCGTCAGCTTTGGCGCGGGCGCATGGGCAGGCTTGGGCGGCTGGACTGCAGCCACTGGCTCTACGGCGGCGTTCACAGCAAGTGGGAGTCTGCTCGCATTCAAGCTTGGGGCGACATTGCTTTTTAGCGGAATTGCGGAGCTGCTTGCGCCCACGCCAAAAGATGAAGGAAAATCAGAAAGTTTCTTATTTGATCAAGCAGCAGAAACCAGCGTGCAAGGCACTCCAGTGCCATTGGTCTACGGTCGCTATCTTGCCACATCCCCAGCTCTTATTTCATCCTCTGTTACCACTTATCAGGTGCCCACATAATGGAACACTATGAAATGGTAGAGGGTGGATGGTCTGTTGCCATCCAAGGCGCAGGCGGTGGTGGCAAGGGCGGTGGCAAGGAAAGTCCTGACACTCTCAAAAGCCGTGCTCAGTCGTCAACTGTTTCCATACTTTCAGAGGGGGAAGTTAAAGGTTTTTTAGACAGTGAAGATCCTCTTAAAAAGATATTCTTAGATGATGTGCCAATTAAAAATGCACTAGGTGAATACAATTTTGAGATAGAACAAATTACTACGTTTAGTAATGTAGTAACAACGGGAAAGGGCGACGTGCCCACTGGCAAGGCAAATCCTGGCACTTCCTTTAGCCGTACAACTTATGTGGACAATCCAAGTCCTCAAACCACTCGCCAAACTCAATCTATTAATTCTTTGGTGGTTGATTATCGCGTGGGTACGCAAGATCAATCTGCGATGCCAGGCTTTGATGATGTACGAGTGGAGCAGGCAGTAGGCACTCGCCTGACGCAAGCAGCAGGTCCAACAACTCGCGTGACTACATCAGCGGATTTTGATCGCGTTCGACTGAGAGTAGGAGTTGCGGCTTTGACAGTAACGGACGATGAGGGAAATACCAACGGCACTTCAGTGCAATTTCGGATTCAAATTAGACCAGAGGGTGGATCGTTAATTGTTAACGAATCGCAAGTTATTCAAGGCAAAAGTTCTGGGCCGTTTGATTACGAATATGAATACAAGCTTTCCGGCTCTGGTCCATGGTTGATCACGCTAACAAGGGAAACAGGGGATTCAGACAGCATCAAAGTTCAAGATGATCTTATATGGCGTGCCATCGTTGGAATTTACGACCAAGCGTATCGCTACCCCAATACATCCATTCTTGGTCTTAAAGTTGGCGCCGAAAATTTTACTGCTGTGCCAAAGATAGCGGTAGACCTTCTTGGCATAAAAGTTAAAATTCCTGCCAATTACGATCCATATACTCGCACGTATTCAGGCGTCTGGAACGGCACTTTTAAGACTGATTGGACTGATAATCCCGCCTGGATTTTTTACGATTTATTGACAAACACGCGCTATGGATGCGGACAGTTTATCGCAGAATCAAACCTTGATCGCTACAGCCTTTTTGCCATTGCTCAGTATTGCGATGAATTAGTACCAGACGGAAAGGGTGGCATGGAGCCACGTCTAACCTTCAATGGCTACATCAATGATCGCGGAGAGGCATATGACGTATTAAATGCGCTGGCAGCGTCTTTTCGTGGAATGCTTTATTTCAGCGAAGGCGTTATTGTTGCCGTTCAAGACAAGCCAAAGCCTATTACAAAAGTTTATTCTCCTGCCAATGTTTACCAGAAAACGGAAGACGATGGCCGCGTAACAGAGCCCCCCTTTCTTTATGAAGGAACAGCGCGAAAGGCTCGCAAAACAGTAGCGCTAGTGAGCTGGAACGATCCACAAGATCGTTATAAAACTAAAATTGAATACGTAGAAGACAGGGCTGGACTATTGCGTTATGGCTATCACGAAAAAGAAGTGAGAGCTTTTGGCACCACTTCTCAAGGGCAAGCGCAAAGGCTAGGAAGGTGGCTCTTGTTAACTGACCAGTTGGAAACTGAGACAGTAACTTTCAAGCTTGGAGTGGAAGGAAATTTTGTTTTACCAGGAGAAATTATTGGCATTGCAGATCCATCAAAAGGAGGGAAACGCTATGGAGGAAGAGTGGTTGAGGCCACGGCTTCTACACTTACCATTGACTTTCCATTTACTTTTTCCGCATCTTCTAGCTATGAGCTTTCCGTGATGAATGCAAATGGCGTGGTGGAAACCAAGCCCTT